TCAGGTATCGCAATCAGCTATGGCAATAGGCGAGAGAGCAGACTCTATGACTGGCGCAATGATGCTAATACTGGCATTCTATTTTGCTGCGCCGCACATGGACAAGATTGTAGGGGCTGCATTGGGTAAATTCGGGGGCAACAAATGACAGAGAAGCGACCAGTAGGCCGACCAGAGAGCGATCCACCTCAAGAAATGATGGACGAGATCATAGAATGGATCAGCGCAGGCAAGACTCTTAGGTCATTTTGTCAGCAGCCAGGGATGCCGACGTTCAGAACGGTTTACTATTGGCAAGAAAAAGATACTGAATTTTTTGCACGCTTCATGGCGGCCAGAGACGTTGGCCACGACATGATAGCTGAAGAGACGCTAGAGATTGCAGATGAACGCCCAGAGTCAGTAGTTGATAACAATGGTGTAAGCCGAATCGACTCAGGGTTCGTCCAATGGCAGAAGACCAGAATAGAGCAAAGGTTAAGACTTCTGGGCAAGTGGAACCCGAGGAAGTACGGCGACAAGACTATCCACTCAGGTGATGTTGACAACCCCATCGCGATTACCGAGGTGAGGCGAGTCATTGTCGATTAGCGGAGCAAAGAAGAACTCATCGCTGGAGATCAAGACCCCGAAGTGGGCGATCCCGCTGCTGCAGCCATCACGGTACAAGGGCGCTTTCGGCGGTAGAGGCTCAGGAAAATCGCATTTCTTTGCCGAGATGCTAATCGAAGAACATATCATCAATCCGAATCAATCCAGCGTCTGCATTCGAGAAGTACAGAAGTCGATCAAGATGTCTGTCAAGCGCCTGCTAGAGATGAAGATCGAGACGATGGGTGTTGGCAGCTACTTCGAGGTTCAGGAGTCCCAGATCAAGTCTAAAAAGGGCACAGGGACGATCATCTTCCAAGGCATGCAAAACCACACGGCTGACTCAATCAAGTCCCTAGAGGGCTATGACAGAGCCTGGTGCGAAGAGGCGCAGTCATTGAGCCAGCGATCCATTGATCTACTGAGACCGACACTGCGAAAGACTGGCAGCGAAATCTGGGCGTCATGGAACCCGTACCTTAAAACTGATCCAATTGACGTGCTGTTGCGTGGTGACAATCTACCGCCGGGTTCAACGGTGCTGCAGGTTAACTACAGCGACAATCCTTGGCTTCCAGATGTTCTGCGCGAAGAGATGGAGTACGACAAGCGCCGAGACCCGGACAAGTATGCTCATGTCTGGCTTGGCGAGTACGCTGGCAACACTGCCGCTAGAGTCTTCAGTAACTGGTCAATAGAAGAGTTCGAGACACCAAACGACGCTATGTTCCGATTTGGAGCTGACTGGGGGTTCTCTGTTGACCCAACTGTACTGGTGAGATGCTACGTTGAGGGCAGGAAGCTGTACGTTGATTACGAGGCGTACCAAGTCAACTGCGAGATCATGGATACGCCAGATTTGTTCATGACCGTACCAGAGGCTGAGAAGTGGCCTATCATCGCTGACTCAGCAAGACCAGAGACCATTAGCCACATGAAACGTAATGGCTTTCCAAAGCTGATGGCTGCAGTCAAGGGGCCAGGATCGCTGGAGGATGGTGTCGAGTGGCTGAAGACCTATGACATAACTGTTCACCCGCGATGCAAGCACGTCATAGATGAGCTAACGCTGTACAGCTACAAGGTAGACCAGACAACCGGCGGCGTGTTGCCGGTGCTTGAAGACAAGAACAATCACGTCATAGATTCGCTCAGATACGCCTGTGAAGGTGTGCGTCGAGCAGCGCCAAAGCAGGTGCAAGCACGACCAGTTCCCACTATTAACAGATGGTAGATGGTGATAAATGATGCGTCCGAGTCCAAGCACGGAGCTTTTAGATAGTCAATAGCGCATAGCATAACTGCGTGATAAACTTCGCCCATTCTTGAGGTTATATAATCATGGCAAGACAATCAAAAGAGCAGCGGTTGAACGATGTTCACGCCGAGGCGATAATTGAATTTGGTGATATCCAAGGTGCAGTTCGTGATGAGCGTATGCAGTGCCTTGCCGACAGGCGCTTCTACTCAATCGCTGGCGCTCAATGGGAAGGCCCACTAGAGGAGCAGTTTGCCAATCGTCCCAAGATGGAGATCAACAAGATCCACTTGAGCGTGATGCGGATCATCAACGAGTACCGCAACAACCGCATCACTGTTGACTTCATCAGCAAGGAAGGCGCTGAAGACGATAAGCTGGCCGATACCTGCGATGGTCTGTACCGATCTGACGAAGAGTTTAGCTCTGCCGATGAAGCCTATGACAACGCCTTTGAAGAGGCTGTCGGTGGTGGTATCGGTGCATGGCGACTACGAGCGGTGTACGAAGACGAAGAGGATGATGACGATGACCGTCAGCGTGTCAGCATCGAGCCAATCTATGACGCCGACTCATCTGTATTCTTTGACCTTGGTGCCAAGCGCCAGGACAAGTCAGACGCCAGGAGATGCTATGTCCTGACCAGTATGACCCGCACCGAGTACATCGAAGAGTGGAATGATGACCCGTCAAGCTGGTCTAAAGACGTAACAATGTCTGAGTTCGACTGGTGTACTGCTGACGTGGTTTACGTTGCTGAGATGTACAGGGTCGAAGAGGTCAAGCACACTGTCTACATCTACACCACATTGGAAGGCGAAGAAGAGCGGTACACTGACTCAGACTTCGAGGAAGACGATACGCTAGAAGATACGCTGATGGCCATTGGCACCAAGCTAACCGGCGAGAAGAAGACTAAGAAGAAGCGAATTCACAAGTACATCATGTCTGGCAGCAAGATCCTTGAAGATTGCGGCTACATTGCCGGTCAGTGCATCCCGATCATCATGGTGTACGGCAAGAGATGGTTTGTGGACAACATCGAGCGTTGCATGGGACACGTCCGTCTCGCCAAGGATGTACAGCGCCTGAAGAACATGCAGCTATCCAAGCTGGCCGAGATCAGCGCACTGTCCACGATTGAGAAGCCAATCATGCTGCCAGAGCAGATGGCCGGGTTCGAAATGATGTGGGCCGAGGATAACATCAAGGATTACCCGTACCTGCTTATCAACCCGATCACTGACGCATCAGGTCAATCGTTACCCGCTGGCCCAATTGCATACACCAAGTCGCCACAGATACCGGCAGCAATGGCCGCGCTACTGCAGATCACCGAGATGGACATGCAGGATCTGCTGGGCAAGCAGGACGCAGGCGAGCAACTACAACCCAACGTCAGCGGCAAGGCTATCGAGCTGGTACAGTCACGTCTGGATATGCAGGCGTTCATCTACATGTCCAACATGAGCAAGGCTATCAAGCGATCTGGTGAGGTCTGGCTATCAATGGCCAAGGACATCCTGGTCGAGCGTGGCCGCAAGATGAAGACCCTGAACTCCGAGTACGAGGCTGGACAGGTAGAGCTGGGCAAGCCAATGCTGAACCCTGACACCGGCGAGATCGAGTACGAGAACGATCTGCGCGAGGCAAAGTTTGACCTGTCGGTTGACGTTGGCCCCAGCTCATCAAGCAAGCGAGCATCAACTGTTCGATCAATTACCGCAATGATGCAGATGACCCAAGACCCCGAGAACATGGCGATCCTGAGTGCTATGGCGATGATGAACATGGAAGGCGAGGGATTGAGCGACGTTCGGAAGTTCTATCGCAAGAAGCTGGTTCAGATGGGCGTTATCGAGCCATCAGCACAGGAAGCCGCTGATATTGCAGAGGCCGCACAGAATGCACAACCAGACGCCAATGCTGAGTACCTGAGAGCTGCTGCAGCCAATGAGGTAGCCAAGGCCGAGAAGACTAAGGCCGATACCCTGCTGTCCGTTGCCAAGGCTGAGAACACCAAGGCTGACACAATGGAGACACTGAGCAGCATCAAGTCAGAAGATCAGGAGAGAATGATCAAGGCTGCAGAGCAAGTCCGTGAGATGAGCGAGAGCATGAGAGAGCGTGGTGCTATGCAACAGCGTCCTGGCCAGCAATTCCCCCAGCAACGGGTACGGCAGCTCCCACAACGGGAGCCTGACATGGCCAACATGAGCACTGAAGAGCTGATCAATATTGTGCGAGGTCAGTAATGTCCAAGATAACAAGGGCACTTGAAGAGCTGGCAAAACGATCAAGTGAAGGCAAAGTCGTACCTGACAAGGTGTCGGATGCCATAGACCTGCTGACAGGGCGAGCAGTCAATGGGGATGCCGTGGCTGAAGCGGAACTTCTCCGGTTTGATCCTCGGTTTGATCCTAGGAAATTGGAGAAAGACAGGCTGGGCGCGTTGAAGGTAGACTTCAATCAGACCCGCCCTGACCCGCCCCGAGTACCTCTGTCTCAGTTTGAGGGGGAAAATTTCGTAACGTCCATGACTGACCGAACCCGCGCTCTTGGAAACATTGAGGGCATAAACGACGTTAAGTTTCGCGAGCCTGTCAAGGCTCACGGCGGG